GTGCATTGATGTTACGAACAATTTCTGGAATTGGATAAGAACCAACTACACCAATTTTGTTTGTCTTCGTCATCATCCCTGCGGCTATACCGGTAAGATACCGTGCTTGATAACTCATACAACCATAGTTATCAAAGTTGGTGTCATTACCCTTGTAACCAGTGGCGTGCATAAAAATTGTGTCGGGATGCTTCTTCGCCGCTTTCGCCATTCCATCCATATACCCGAATGAAGTTGCAAAAACAATATCATTTTTTCGAGCGAGTTTTCCTAACAACTTTGCCGCTTCAGCTTCTGGAGCCATTTCGATTCCAGTAACTTTGTGACCATACTTTGTCAATGATTGAAACCCTTGTTCGTGTCTCATTGACCATCCACCATCATTTTTTGGACCTACTAAAAGGTATCCAACTTTCACATTTTCTTTACTAAGTAACGAGATACTGGTAGCTACGAGGATTACTAATCCTACGGCTAACGCTATCAATTTTTTCATCTTTTTTTTCTTATTAAGGATTATTGCTGAGATTCCTCAGCGTTTATATAGGTGAAGGAACTTCCCATCTCACCTGGTGAATTGTTTCGGATTATGACTCCTATATTACATATATCCTCCTTACATAAAAAATACTTGATTTATCCTATTATAATCTGTAAACATTCCAAGGTCTATATTTCCTTTATGAAGAACATCCGCTTGATATAAGACCATTCTATTATATTTCATTTCGGCTTCAAATTCAACAGTATATTGATTGTTTACTTTATCTTTAATATATTTAAACTTATAATCATCTGACATAGAGGTTAATACCGGCCCCAAATCTCCTAATTCAGCCATATTTTTCATCCACTCTGCATCTCTTTCTGAAGAAATACACATTTCACCTTTATAACTATACAAATTTGTTCCGCCAGCACACTCATCTGGAGTATTTAAATAAATCACACTTCCAAATTGAAGATGTTTGTCCTTGAAGTCCGCAAGTTCGTTAGACTCATCTTCCCAATAATCTTGATGGGGTATTTCAGCTAAAGGACTCTTTTTTGCCAGTAAATCATTAGTTTGATTGACCAGAAAACTGTACTCGTTCCAATTACTATTAAAGTCATTAAGATTAAAAGGTCTCTCCTTGTAATATGTCTGTTGTTCTTTATTTTTCCATAGTTTATTATTACATAGGTCTAAATATAGATTATATAATTTTTCCTTTACTTCAGAAGTTTTTAAAGAACCTCTCATCCCAGGAAATCCAGCCACTAATCCAGAATCTACACTATACTCTAAAGATAAAGCAAGCTCTCTAACTTCATCTGGATCTCTGTAGAAATCATCAACAATGATGGCTGATCTTCCTTTAATATTTTCAATTACTTTAACTTCCGCATCTTCGTTAGGTTCAAACATTTACATAAAAAGTATTTGATTTATCCTATTATAATCTGTGAACATTCCAAGGTCTACATTTGCCATATGGAGGACATCTGCCGGATATAAAAACATCCTATTATACTTCATTTCAGCCTCAAATTCAACAGTATATAGTTCTTCCCCATCAACTTTGGATTTAAGATATTTAAACTTTTCAATATCTGTTTCTTTCTTTAAACATTCTTCCATCCAAAATCCCATAGTTGCATCGAACATTTGCATCCTATTAGGAACATACATTTCACCCCTATAACTATACAAATTTGTTCCACCTCCACCGGGACACTCATCTGGAGTATTTAAATAAATCACACTTCCAAATTGATATGTAGGCTCTTCATCTTCCCAATAATCTTGATGGGGCATTATATGTAAAGGATCCTTTATTAATAAATCATCATTAGTGACATTTACCATAAACCTTTGTCTGTTCCAATTACTCTCAAAGTCATTAACATTAAAAGGTCTATTCTTTTTAATTAATGGAATATTAAAACTACCATCTTCCTTCAGAGTGATGCCTTTTGTAGACCAATTATCGCAATCTTTTGCTTGGAACACGTCTGTTATCCTATCAGGAATTTCCCATAATTTCTTACTACATAGGTCTAAATATAGATTATATAATTTTTCCTTTACTTCAAGAGTATCTAAAAAACTTCTACCTCCAGGGAACCCGCCCACTAAGGAAGATTCACTTCTATCTTTATACTGTAAAGATAAAGCAAGCTCTCTAACTTCATCTGGATCTCTGTAGAAATCATCAACAATGATGGCTGATCTTCCTTTAATATCCCTGAAAGCTATAATCCTCGCATCTCCATTTAGTTCAAACATTACTAAAAATTTATTGACTGGTCCTGAGTAATATCTATTGCTTGAGTGTTTGGATCAAACTTTACTGTAAAACTTACCTCTATTGGCTTAAAAGTACCATCCACATTTACGATGGGTAATTTTCCTTCGACCGCAGCCTGAAGTGCATCTTTTGCTGACTCAAATGGGTGATCAGGATCAGCTTTAATTAATTCGTCAAGTTCTTCTTTTGCTTCAGCTGGAAGTAAATCATTTATCATACTTTCCACGTGATCTTTTGCTAAATCTGTAGCCTTGTCTATTACAAGACTAGAAATAACATTGAATAATAATACTGGTAACATTATATCTCCATAATAAATTTGTTAAATGAAAAAGGCTCCTTTCGGAGCCTCCTTCGAGAATAATCTCCGATGAATAATATTATGCTTCAGCTAATTTGCTAAAGTAACTCATAGTATCATCTGTTGATCCTGGATCAGGATCTCCATCAAAAGGCAATTCATCAGCTTCAGCCATCGTAGTTGTGGGGGTTGAAACTGATTCGGCTGTGAAAGATGAAGTCTCCGCCGAAGCGCCGATGACACGGGCAAACTTCTTCTTCAATTCATCATAAGACTTAAACTTATCTTCAGCAATCTCGGCTTCGAGTGAATAGAATCCATTATATAATGTCTCCATTTCTTCTTCAGTCTTCAACCATTGAGATGGCTCTTCAAAGCCAGATTTGTCATACTTCACAAAACCGTCTGCTTTGCGAGCCTTCAGTTTGAAGTTAGCTCCGTTAAATAGATTAAACACATTAACGGGAGACTCATCTTCAAATTGTGGTTCACCAGCGGCCTGGATCATATCAAAAATAGACTTACCATACTTGAAGAGAAATACTTTCCCTTCATTTTCAGGATGTGCTTGATCATTAACAACATAGATGTTGGAGATGTACTGAAGCCTACGCTTCCTATCTCGGGCAATCTGTTTGTTACTGTCAATACCGGAATTCCACAACTCTGAATTAGCTTCAGAAACTGGGTCCTGTTGACCAATAGTTGTCAGGGAATTCTCGATATACCATCCACCTTTACCTTTGAAACCGTGAGTATATATTTTCACAAACGGAAAGTCTTCTTTCGAGGGCGAATCAAGAAAACGAATAATAGCATATCCGTTGCTTGACTTGTCCCGTTCTAACTTCCAGTAACGGTCGTCTATGTATGACTGTTTCGCACCACCACCGGCGGCGTTCAACTTTTCCATCATTGATCCTACGTCCTTTTTAGAATTAGAACGCTTTTTAAGAGCGGCAAAACTCATAATTTTCTCCTATTGTTTTGTTTTGATTAAAGGTGTGACCGCATTATTGCAATCACTTACCTGGTTTAGTTTTTATCCTGTCTACACAGGAGCAACGGGGTCACGTTGTTCAGAGGGATCAGGCACTATCTTTAAATCTGCCCTTGACTCTGACTTCGCAACTTTGTCCGGGGGTGGCCTCTGTGAATTTGGAGGAGGAGACCCTTCAACTGGTGTCGGTGCTTCGTCACCTTCCATAACAGACTTGATTGCTTGAGCAAATCCTGCTCTTGCCATTTCAGCCCGTTGGACTTGTTTATCAATCGCCACAAGATGCTCAATAGCAATCTTCGCAACGTTTGGTAATGTTTCTACTTCGTAATCTGCTCCGTCAATACGTACAGTATTTCTATTCATATACGCTGGCTCAGTTGATTTTACATTTATCTTATCTTTCTTATCCGCCATAATCTAATTTCTCCTATGTGATTTATGATTTGTTTCAATTTTATTTATAAACATTATTATAGTCCATTTTTGACACGTTGTCAAGTCTTTTTTTCAATCCAATTCCTTTTTAAATCAATGACTATATCATTATCCTCCTGTAATAACGTGGGTGTATTACCAATCATATCAATGAGCATTTGATAATCATTCTTTGCTTCATCGATGGTATTATATGTAAATTCTGTTTCTATAATGACATCTTCCAATTTGAATTTAATGCAGAGATGTATTCCTCTCCAATAACTAATACCTGTCAAATTCTTTTTGGTTAGATCAATTAAAGTGCGATCTTCATCATTCAGTTGCAGCATTAAAAATCCCTTTCATAATTGTAATATATTTTTCATCCTTAATATTTAAAAATTCTGTATATCTGTCATATCTATATTGTTCGGATGGAAAAATGTAAGAGTCTTTTATATTCTTGGCAATTCGTTTACTGAATTCTAAAATTTTATCCATAATAATATAAGTCTCTACCTCAATCATTCTTTGCTGAACAAATCTAAAAATTATAGGATGTTCGTCTTCTTCTACATCAAACAATCTATCGAATCCTAATCCTCTTGCGATTAGAAATTCATTCACTTCTTTTAAGTC